TCTATCTGTGGAAGGACAGTTTTAATAGCCATCATTGTGTCACAAAGAATAGCAGCAGTAAAAGCTGTCGTACCTGAGACTTTGTTATTATCAAGAATCTGTGCACCACCAGAATTTTTAAATAAATTCGAAGTAGCAGTAGCAATTCTATTAACATCTTGAGTCTGGTCACCTTGAAACTCTATAGGTTCAATTTTAAGAGGGGAGATAGCTGCAGATACACAATCTGGGAGAGATTCAACTAGTCTATTATAATATTCAATGGCTGTGTCAATATCTACTGAGAAATCATCTGGTTCGTCAGAGTTAGTAAGTGTTTCTAATCTTGCAACCAAAAGTTTATAGATTGATAAGTCATCTTTTACCGACTGAATACTTTGGAGATCAATAAGATCAATAAGTGGTTCGAACAAACCAGAAAGAGGTGGCATGTTAAGTGTTGGATCATCAATATTAACTTTAATTACAAAAGTTCTTTCTGGATCCAACTCTTGCCAACGAAGAGTATTGTCACTTTGAAAGGAATTGTATTTAGAATTAAATTCAGAATCCCAGTATTCTAAGTCGGCAGTATGACTTCTGAAATAACTGAAATCAAAGGCACAATTAAGAGTGCCATCATAATTGACAGAAGATACTTTACAATAATCTCCATCAAGAGGGTAAATGAAGAATCCAGAATCATCTTCATATGTATAACCATAAAATGTATCTTCACGCCATGCAATCAATAGGCATTTTAAAATCTCTGACTGCATATTCATCTTATCAAGTTGTACTAAAGTATTAAAATAACTAGTCTTTATTTTTTCATCGTCATGCGCATCCTCAGTAAAATCTATCTGAGGTATAACATTAAGAGCTGTTAAATCTACCATTTCTGCCTGATAGGAGATAAGTCTTCTGTAATTATGAGAAACTCTATATAAGAATCTGCTCAAATTACGAAGGTTAGATTCATTGGTTTTAGGGTTTTGCATATATTGACGTAATTTATCTTTACTAAATACAGTAAATGTTCTTGTTTCTGTTTTAGTTAAATCAATAAGCTGTACGGCTTGCTTTACTTGAGCGAATTTTTCTTGTAATGCCTGTTGTTTAAGAGCATAATTTTTTATCTCTTGAGTTGTTTTTTCCTCTTTAATAGCCAATGTCTCACCTCCTAACTAAACATTTTTCTTACTACGCCTTTACGAATAGGCATAGCAGCAGCTATATTTTCTTTTTTGGGACGTTTCTTATTTTTAATATGTTCTCTACGAAGTTCTGAGAGTCCATAACAGAGCATTGAGAAACAATACGAACGGTCATCATGCAATTTGTTTTGCTTCTCTGTAGACAGTTCAAAGCCATCTTTACCAGATTCTCGTTTCTTTCGTACCATATTAACCATTTCCTCCTTTAGCGAGTCGATCTGTACTAGACCAAGTTCCTCATCAGGAGATAGTTTATAAATTTTAGTTGAGGCCAAATTTCTTTCTTGAAGTTCTTCTTCAACTAAACGATCTAATTCACCTTTAGACATAGATTTATCTTTATACTTAGCAATTAAATCTTTTTTTGCTTTTGCCATTTCTTTTTCGTCTATATCTAGCATTGTTAAATATCCTTTATTATCATACTCAGCAGTGAAATCTATGAGATCAAGTCTCATCATTTCAATAGCAGCTTCATAGATAATAGATTTATACATAGTAGGCGGTAATAATTTAATTTTATCTACAGCATTAGGAAATTTTTTGACATAATCAGACGACTGTTCTTTATCTATAAGACCTCTATGTAAATATTTCTGTTCACCTTCATGTCCTTCTTCATACCAATCTTCCATAAGATAATCTGCAATATTAACACCGGCACCACCAGAACCAGCATCTATAAAGATATTACTTATGTTTGTATAGTCATCGACTCCATCACCGTTATAGTCAAGGATCAGTTGTTTCAATTTCTTGACCTGTTCAGGCGTACGCATAGGAGTTTTATTCTTTTTACTAAGATCCATAAAATTAATACCATTAGCAATACGCATTCTCCAATTGTCTGAAGAATCTTTATAATATTCGCCAACAAGGACAAAAGAGTTATCCATAGATCTAGCTGGATCATATGCTAAGGCAAAAAGTCTGTCTTTTGTATCATTAAACATAATTGGGGGACGGATAGTAGAATTTTTTACTATCATAGAACGTTTGAAGATGGCATCTGCACCGCCATCAGAAGTGAATATATTGTAATACTCACGAAGAGCTTTTTCTTTATTTTCACGCATTGCATTGTCAACCTTTTCTTTGGTTAACAGAGATGCTGGATAAATCTTACCTCTATATGTAGCATTAAACATAATCTCACAGTTGATGTCTGCTACAAAATGGTCTTTGGAACCCCAGATCATAGCTTTACTGTATTCTTTATACTTTTTATAAAAGTAAGAATCAGTAGTGCTGGCGCTTGAAGTGTAGAGTAATTGGTTAGGTAATTCTTTAGGAAGAGTAGTTACATTTACACTTCCACCCATTTTAAAGTTCTTATCCTGAGCTGTATATGGTTCAATAACCTGAAATACTTCTTCGTCCAGGAAACCAGATTCATCAAAACAAACTGCTTCCGCACGTTTTCCTCTTTTCGCGTTGACGTTACTGTTAAGTGTTTTAACGAAGCTACCATTATACAATCTATAAGTAAAACCTGCAGGATTTCTTATAAAACCATCATTATTGGTCATATTAATGACAACTTCATTCCTAAATACATCAGTTAATCCAGTAAATGACTCAATTTCATTTTTAGCGATAGATACAATCTTTTCAAAAGTTTCTATGGACTGGTCACTGGTGCCAGCGCATATATAACATCTACAATTATTAAGAAGCATACCTCTTGTCATGTAATATAATGCAAGCAATGTCGATTTTCCATAATTTCTGGTACATAACCATAGAGCATACATCTTATCCCAAGAATTCATAAATGTATAGGTCTGCACATCAAGAAGGTCAACGCCTATGAATCTTTCCATAAATTTGGTTGGATTTCTTAAGCCCCATTGTTTAATTTCAGAAAGTTTCTGCATTCCTTCCATTTTTCGTTGAGAAATGATTTCTTCTGTAGGCTTAACAAAAATAGTAGGTGTATCTGGAACCCATATACCAGAATCAGTCTGTTTCATTCCACAATCACCTCATCATTTTCATCAATCAATTTCTTATCTCTGAGGAAATTTTTTAGATCATCGTTCTCTCTACGAAGAATACGTGCTTCTTCAACCGCAGCATCACATTTATTTTCTAATTCCAACACCTTCTGACGTTGAGTAGATATCATTTCAGTATAGTCATTTTCATCTAAAGCCAACTGTTTCATGATTGCAGCAGTACTAGCTTCCGCAACCTGAAGCATACCTTGAGAAGTTCCTATATCAAAAGCATTTACTTCCTGTTCACGAAGCTTCATTTCCTTAAGCTCTTTTACTTTCCCGGTCCAGGTATTAGCACCTTTAGTATTATGATTGCTATGCTTAATACTAATTCCATTATCACGAGCCAAATCAAGAGTAGTTTTCATAATGTCTTTTTTAGTGGCTTCAAGAGCTTTGATAGTAGCAGAATTTTTTATAATAGATTCTGGAGTTTTCTGCAGAGCATTAATTACAGTATTGATTTTTTCAGATTGGTTAAGACTATGTACAATCTCTACACAGGCACCTAACTTCAATTCATCGTCTTGCGTACTTTCATCGAGGAAACCTACTAATTTTCCATACATTAATGGTTTATCTGCATCAGCAGCAGATTCGAATGGATCATAACCAAGAGCTGAAATAACAGTTCTTTTATTGGTTTTATACATTTTTTTTACTTCATCAGAGTTATCTACAGACCCAATAGACGGTAGAAGAGTAGAACTATTGCCACAATCACCATCTTTCCAAGTTAATGTATTATATTGTGGCATAGATATATTTTTTATATAACTAGTCCAGGTATTATTTTTGGGCCGACCAGACATAGTGTTAGCAGCTTCAAGAATAGATTCATCATAAAGCTTTTGAAAGAAAGGTTTGTCTAAATATCTGAGCGCTAACTGGACACTCTGTTCATCAGGGGCTTTCTTATTGCCTTTTAAATCTTCAGAATATGCCAACTTTGCTGCAGATCG